TTTTCATTGTGAACGAGGAAAAAGACATACCCTCCCCCGGAATGTATAAAGTGGCGAAGGGATTGCCTCTAGGTGATCACGGTGAACACCTGTGAACACCTGAACTCAACGTAAAAAGTGTTTGTGGGTTTTGTGGTTTTATGAGTGTTTGTGGGTTTTGTGGTTTTATGTGTGTTGTCTTTTGTTTTGGGGTTTTATGAGTGTTGTCTTTTGTTTTTTATTTATCCCTGGAGAATGCGCTCCAGGTTATCCATCTCCTCCTTGTTGAGGTCATTCTCTGAGTCTGAGTCAGCGAGCGCTGAGAAGGTGTTCCTCGGGTGACGAACTACAAGCTTCTTTGCTACAGCCTGCGTGTTGTGGAGCCGAACCGGAACACCGATGTTCTTGAGGCTCATCTCCTTCCACACCTGCTTGTGCTCAGCGACCGCGAGGTGCACGAGGGCCCGCTTGGCGCGGAGTTTGCGCACGAGCTCCATCCAGGGCCAGGGATCATCGTTGTGCTCGCGGATCTCACGGATCGTAAGAGCATTATAGATCCGGAACTGCTCCTCAGGCATGGCCACAAGACGCGCATGATACGCATCAATGATCGCCTTGCGTCGCTGGTCTTCCTCATACATGATGAGTCCCCAGTTTGGGTAGCGACCGAGTCCACATTCTAAGAGTTTCAGCACTGAATCTCTGAATCTGCGAAACTCTGCGCGCTTGGCGAGAGTGACCTTCCACTTCCCCGAGACGAGCTTCGCGAACCTCTCAAGGACATTGACTACGCGCTCCACCTTCTCGTAGTCAATCTTCTGCTTCTTCGGAGTGCGCTTTGGCACCCACTGGGTGCGCATGACACCACGAATCGTAGGGTCGAGCACATATCCGAGCTTTCGCATTGTAACGCTATGGGGGACGAGTTGAAACATTTTTACAATCAGTTCAATGATTGCCTCATACAGTATATCGTATGTAGGACTTACCTACCAGTTGCCTGGACCTATCAAATCCATTTTGGACGATCCTGATCAGCATCAGCCTGAAAACAGAATTGCCCTTGCCAGAGATAAGTAGCCTCAATGCAGGACACTGGAAAGTTCAGGTCCAATGAGAAAGACAAATTCTACACAAAGCCATCGGTTGCAGTCACGTGTGTTGCTGAGCTCACAAAGCACGCTGTGGGCACCTGGATTGAGCCGTCCGCGGGATCGGGGGCATTTATGGATGCTGTCAAACACAATGTTGTGGCGATGGACATTGATCCCGGACGAGATGGGATTGTTAAGCAGGACTTCCTTACTTGGACATCCCCTCACACCAAGTGCACTGTCTTTGGAAATCCCCCGTTTGGTCGTCAGGCAACTCTTGCGAGGAAGTTCATCAAACATGCATCAACATTTGCTGACGTGATTGGATTCATTCTTCCACGATCGTTCATGAAGCCAAGTATGCAGAAGGCGTTTCCCCTTGAGTTTCACCTGGTGCACGAGAGTCCGATTGAGAAGGACTCATTTCTTGTGAACGATAAGCCGTATGATGTGCCCTGTGTGTTTCAGGTCTGGAAGCGAATGGAAACACCGCGATCTGTTGCGATCGTGGAAGAGACAGAGTGGATCTACGTGAAGAAGAATGAGCCTCATGATATTGCGATTCGTAGAGTTGGAGTTTATGCGGGCAAGTGTATGTTGCCAGATGATTCACTCTCAGTTCAGAGCCATTACTTTATCAAACTTCCAGATGGAAATGACGTATCTACCATCATAGACTACATATGTAAAAATGAATTTCCAAGTAATACTACCGGTCCTCGTAGCTTATCAAAACCTGAAATTAACACCGTGCTCGGCGAATGCGTCGCACTGACTCGCGAATCACAGTGAGCTGGGTTCCACGAAACATGCCCGTTGTTGTGTGATATATAACTCGATCCGGGTGATTCTTAACAAGCTTTGACCAGTTAGGAATTGAGCATTGTAGACGGTGCTGAGCACTGTCCATCTTAGGGCGGAACTGCATGAAGCCAGACTTGGCATTCAGTTCCTTTTTTAGTGCATGGACTTCCTTGCGAATATCCTCGCGTCCTGGGCGGAACGTCTTTGTTAGTTCCGTTAACCTTGTTACATCTGCTAAAGTAAGAGTTCCCCAGAGAAGTGCAGTGGAATCAGATAGGTCAACCAGGTGAACTTCACAGAGATGCTTCTGATCACCAATCTGTTGAAATCGCCCCCTGATCATCTGATACTTCTGAAGATGACTGTTATTGAACATCCTAAGTGCATCACCACAGTCGCATGTGTCTCCAACGGAGCTCTTCACGGATGCGGCGGTGTCTTCATTGAACTGCGGTGGGATGTCGTGAATAGAGGTATACCCAATACCACTTACATTATAAACTTTCTTGATCTCATTGTCGAAGTCGTGACCGTTCTGTTGGGAGGCTGACATTTTGGCGGGGTGAGGTCTATTCTTTTGACCCTATCAAATCCATTTTAGACCGCTGCGATAAAAACAGAATCCTTTCCTCCAACTGCAAGAACAGTATGAAGAAACAGATACGTCGCGTCCTTGTTGACAAACTGAAGATGATTGATCTCTTTGCAGGAACCGGTGCCTTTACCCACGCCTTCACGTCCACGGGCAAGGTAGAGTGTGTATTTGCAAATGACATGGTGCCTTGGTCAAAGGTGGCTTACGACGCGAACTTTAGTCACGGGCTCACACTGGGTGATCTGAATGACATTGATGTAGCAACAATCCCGGCTCATGACATCCTGACAGGTGGGTTTCCATGTCAGCCATTCAGCATCGCAGGCAGGCAAGAGGGGTTTGAGGACAGGAGGTCTAACGTCTTCTGGAAGATCTTGGAGATCCTTGACTATCACAAGCCCAGATGTGTGGTGCTTGAGAATGTGAAGAACTTGGTCACACACGATGATAATAAAACCTTTGCAACCATTATCTCCAATCTTGAATCCCGCGGATATCATGTTAAGCACAAGATTCTCAATACGTCGGACATCACTGGTGTCCCTCAGCACCGCGAGAGGATCTACATTGTCTGCCTTCGATCTGAAGAGGCGTTCAACAACTTCAGTCTGGACTTTGAGGCAATCCCAAAGGCAACCATCTCATCCCTTCTGCAAGAGGGTGCACCTGAGAAGTATTACTACACAGATAAGTCCTCAACATGGGGACTTGTCAGTGAAGCTGTAACAAAGAAGGACACGGTCTATCAATATCGTCGTGTCTATGTGAGGGAGAACAAGAGCAATGAGTGTCCGACCTTAACTGCGAATATGGGTGGAGGTGGTCACAACGTTCCACTTGTCCTAGATGAAAAAGGTATACGGAAACTGACTCCTCGCGAGTGTTTCTCATTTCAAGGGTTTCCTCTGGACTATGTTCTACCAGAAATCTCAGACACGAATCTCTACAAATTGGCTGGCAATGCTGTCTCTGTGCCCGTAGTTAGACTGGTGGCTCAGCGACTGGTGCCACTGTTGTGAAGATTCCCTCAAATGTTCCATCATATACTTTCTTACAATGGTCCTTCACCTGGGGATAGAGCGCCTCCCAGTTGATACGAGGGCGTCTGCTCTCGTCGCTCTGATCTGCTTTTGACTGTTTTTTATTTACCTTGATACTCTTCCATAGATCATGAGTATTTGGCACTGCGATCTGCCAGATGACGAGGTGGTCAGTGAGCCACTCTCGCGCATCAAGGAAGAAGATGTGATCCCACTTCTGCTTCGGTCCAAATGAAGTAGGTCCATCACTTGTGAACGACTTGCACTCAATGACACCTAGAACGGTTGAAACGAGATCGCCCTTACAGAGCCACGTGCACGTTGGATCATTCATCTTAGATCGAATGAAGAACTTGATCATGTTCTCACTCACATGTTCAGGCAGTCCATCCCATCTCGTCTTGTAACCATGCTCGGCATTCAGTTCGCGAATTTTCTTCGCGTGGCTGAGCTCTGCATAATAGTAGTCTTTTACTGCTTTCTCACTTGGTTCAACTGACTTTTTCTTCGAAGGCATTATGTTCTTAATGCGTCACCCAATGTATGTCGAAAACAGATTTCATTTTGAACAAACAAAATATATCAGCTAGAATGGCATTCCTTTCAGTTACACTCGAAGAGCTTCCCTCTAAAACTATTCCATTTGATGTATTGCGCACGGCATTTGAGACCTGCGTTCCATACGATTGTCCATCCCGAAGTCTATTCTGGAGATGCTTCCCAGACAAGGTATGGGGTGTAGCTCATACAGACGATGTTCCGATGGAACAGGTAGCAAAGACCTTATGCTATTGTCTACCTGCTTCAGCCGATATTGGGCGATTTGCGCTGTTCTTTGCAGGCGAACGAATCGCATCTCATGAGGTCATCTTAAATTATCTACTTCAAACCTTGGTGAGGACGTAGGCTTTGTTGATGCCGGTGAACTCAGCAGTCAAGTGGAACAGTACACCCGCAATGAAGATGGTGATCCACTTTGAGAATCCGAATTTTTCAGCTACCCAGAAGACCGGAAGCAAAAAGAGACCAACCAATATAGCTTCAAGGAACACGTTCATTTGTTATTCAAAATGGATTTGATTCTTTCAGACAAACAGAGAGTGGGATAAAATGATGACTACTCTGAATCACGCAATTGACTACGCGCTTGAGATGACGAACTACAACTTGAATGGATCTGCCTACAAGATCGACCTTGAGGATACGTGGCACGTATGCTTCAATACACCCTCTGAGGATGAAGAGGGGCGACCTATGACACCCTCGCTCTCCGATATGCAGGTGATGCACGTTGAGATCCTCTTCAGGGATGGAGGATTGGTGGCTTCAGTTCTCAAGCGAGAGAACATGAAGAATCGCGAGGTAAAGGCACTGATGGAGTATCTGTTAGAGAAGATTGATATTCCTGAGATGGAGGACTAAATCTTATCAACCTTTACCGGCACAACCTTAACCAACTCCACCGACTGATACACAAGAACACAACCGTGCACCTCAGATATTCTGCACGCAGAACAAAACACTTTTTCACTTGAACATTTGCACGTGAACTCAAGATGCGACCTCTTCTTACAGTGAGCACAGCGGGGCATGGTAACCCGTCCACTTGGTAATAAAATCACATCTGTTTTTAATGAAGAGGATCACATACTCTGTGGTTGTGGATCCCGATGTAGATTTCTCACTTGCTGACTTCAGGCGAGATGTTGCAATATGCCTTGCGGATCCCAATGGTTGGGAATCAAAAGGATATCGGTTTGTAGAGGTGAAGAGCAAGCCACATGTGTTGATTCACTTGTCATCTGTGAAAGGATTGAAGGATGCTGGATGTGATAGCAACTTGTCCTGCGCAGAGTTAGGTGGTCATGAGATGCGGATTAACGAGCAGAGATGGAAGCGTGGAACTGCAAAAAGCGGTCAGACATTGGATGGATACCGCCAGTATGTTATCTCACACGAAATGGGACATATCCTTGGTCGAGACCACGTAAAATGCCCTGGGAAGGGTCAACCGGCGCCGATAATGTTGCAACAGACCTTAGGACTTCGCGGGTGCCTTCCGAATACAAACGTGTAGTGGGAGCTTCTTTTCGGAAATATGTTTGTGGATGAGACAGCACCCAAACTGTAAAGACAATCACCAACGCCAAAACGATCACCAACATTATACTTAACGACGACGAGTTGTCTTGCGCTTGGACTGACGCCTGGACTTCCGGCGACGACGTCCACCGGGGGATGTGGGATCATCGGCGGTAAAAGTAGGCACGCCATCTGGAAGCCATCCAGCTGTTCCAGGAAGATTCTCAACTCCCACCGCCGCATTCGATTCAATAGCTCCCAGATTCTCTGCAGTTCCTGTAGCCGTAAATGTGCCCTTACGATCACCGGCCTCGGTGAAGGTAAGAGTTAATGTAAGTGCACCCACATCCTTTCGAAGCGCTTCGGCACGAGACTTCAACTGATCTGCAGTAGGGGCCAGTCCTGTCTTCGTATTAATGACGGGGAATGTAAACGTAAATGAAGGCATCTACTTTGATTTGACTCAATATTTAGTTGCAACTTAGTTGCTGTAGGCAAGACCACCCATGCCGGACATCACACGGAAGATGTTGTAGTTCACGGCATACATGCGGAAGTTGAACGGACGGCTCTTGCTCGGGTAGGTGCCTGTCTTGAAGCTGTCAAACACGAGCGTGGTCGTGTCGATACGCGAGAAGTTACAGGTTCCGGACGGCTGGTGCTCCTCGGGCTGGAGTGCGAAGGAATACACGTTGATCGGATTCGCCGCCTCGTAGGTCTGGAATGCGGTGGTCAGTTGTCCCGTGGAGGTGATCGGAAGATCAGAGGCAAACACAGTTGAGGCCGGCGTTGTAGAGAACGCAGCGCTACCTGCTGCGGCCGTAAATGTCGTCGCTGCGGTTAGATAGATGTTACCAGCCGTTGCACTCGATGGTTGAACCATTGCAATTGTCGCAGTTGTTGTACTCTGGGTGACAGTCATGCCAGGGAGGAGCGTTCCACTCAAATTAGTATAAGCCTGCGTTACATTGGTGGCTGCGCCGGTCATAGTAAACGTAGCAGACTGGGTGAGGTTAGTCGGGGTTCCAGTCACCGTCAGCGCATTGTTACGTGACTGGGCATTCTTGGTGGGCCAGAAGGCACCGCCCGAGTGGTGCTGGTAGGGCTGGACCTTCCAGAAGTAGTCGCCATAGCGTTCATCGAAGCGGTCCTGTCCGTTGATCTGCAGGCGGCAGCGGTTCACGATGTCATCGTAGACGAACGGCTGTGTGTATCCCGCAGTGATTGTTGCATCAGATCCGCAGTCCGTCTTCTGTGCATCCTGGAACACCCAGACAAGCTCCTTCACCGGGTGGTTCAGGGTCAGGTCAATGCGGGCAGATGCAGTTGTCAGTGTCTGCTGGAGACCATACTGGAGCTGGTCAATCAGATACTCATGGGACTGCTGGGCAAACCGACGGCGCTCATCCACATCCAGGTAGATGTAGTCGATATACAGAGCCATGTCCTTGAGCTGAGGAAGGGCCGCCGCAGCTGCCGACACAGACGCATATGCACCCTTGCTCACCAGATCCGTTGCGCTGGCCAGTGTGATGTTCATGCGCACCTCGTGATACTGGAGGGCAATCAAGGGAAGAGCTAGACCAGGATTCCTGCAGAACCAGAACTGCAGAGGGATATAGAGAACACCCGGGCGACCTCCGCACGATGTCAGAGTTGTCGATGTACCTCCAAGCGAGCCTCCCACCATCGCATCGAGCTTGCACGAGGTATCATATGATGCTGTCAGATTCTCCCACAGGTACAGCCACTCTCCATAGTGGGTGTCGATGATCTGTCCACCAATCTCCACCTCAAGCTTCTTGAGAAGTGCATACCCCAGGCGACGCTGGGCATCACCAGTCCAGAGAACGTCAGTGGTGAGCCCGCCGGTGGCTGCAGTTGTATCCGGAAGCGTCACCTCGAGGTAAGTCTTATACATCAAGTCGGCGTTGCGGTTGATGACGGCAACAACGCGCTGGCCATACTGGGGCGAGCCAGTGAAATTCACGCGAAACGCCTCCATGGCGAAGTTCGTATGACGCTTGTAGAGCACCTTCCAGAAGGTGATGTGAGGATTTCCAGTGATGTAAGCATCCTGTGCACCATACGCGACGAGCTGAAGAAGACCGCCACCCATTTATGTTTATTCTTTGCGAGGATATATTCTTCTGCGTTTGACACAATGAGGGGCGTCACGAAACGCTTCTGTAGCTGCATCAAAAAGGTCCGCAAGACGATCAAGAATGAAAAAGGACCGATCGCAATCTGCGTAAAGTCTGTTCTTCAAAAGAAGGGGCGAACCCTCAAGCGATTTACGTGTGGGAAGAAGGGAAGGGTGATCACGCAGAAGGCAAAGCATTAAACTTCTCCAGTGCCTCGCGAGCGGCCATCTGCTCGGCCTTCTTGCGAGTGGATCCCATTCCACGTCCGTGAATCGTGGGACCATCCATCACCAAGACTCGGATCTCCTTCGGGTCGGGTCCGGGATTCAACATTGTATAGGTTGGTGTGTTTCCAAACTCGCGCTGACAATACTTCTGAAAGATGTCCTTATAATTTGTAATCGTTGTCACAGCGTCCTGAATGTCTAGATAGGCTTCCAGAACGGTCGTAACAAATGGATAGACAATATTGAATCGATTTCCACAATCGGTCCACAAGGCACCAATGAATGCCTCAAAGATATCACCCAGCTTCTGGATGTTCTTACGACCATTGATTGCAACCGACTCCTCGTTATGCCGAGAGATGACATAGTAGGTGTCCAGTCCTACTTTTTGACACAGTGCTCCAATCCGCTCATTATTCACAAGCTCCTTACGAGCGTCGGTCAGGAACCCTTGCTTCTTCTCTGGATACTTACGGCGCAGATACGTAGCTACGCAGACACCAAGCACCGAATCACCTTCAAACTCCAGACACTCATACGACTCATCTTGTAGGGGCATAACGCCAGATGGACACGGAGCAAGAGACGCCGGTCGTCCATCAGGAGTGGTATAGTCAGATCGTTTTACATACGTGGTATGAACCATTGCAGTCTGGAAGATCTTCTGGTTTGAAATTCGGTAATGCGGAAGCCCATGGCGATGAAGGATGCGGTGAATATCCTTCTCGGTAAAGAACCGATTCCGCGGATTGTAAGGAGAATATGTATCACTCATTTTGGTTTGACTGTTCTTTCCAATCTTTTATCCGTTTTCTTACACAATGGGAAAGGCTCAGTCGATGATGTATACGGCTCTGCCGGACGCACCGCCTAAAGTTCACCCAGGTGGGTTTATTGATGTATCCACCGTGCGCTATCGCGGTGCTTGGAAACGAGACATGGCGATTGGCTTTGTCTTCTTCAACCCTGCGAAGTCCAAGCGTATGTTGATGAACTATCTGTATACAATTGAAAAATTGAAGCTTGCAAAGATCCCATATTACACTCTTGAGTTGGTGTTTCATAAGAGCGAACCTGAAATTAAAGATGCTTTTCACGTCTGGGGTAAATCCCACATGTTCCACAAGGAGCGGTTATGCAGTCTTCTTGAAGGTATGATTCCCTGGTATTACTCCAAGGTCATGTTTATGGATGCAGATATCGTCTTTGGTAATCCAGACTGGTATACTGAAGTCTCGGATGCCCTGTGTGACCATGATGTTGTTCAGCCGTTCACAACTGCAGTCTGGATGGATTTGACGTATACAAAGGTTACACAGATTCGCGAGTCTGTCATCTACATGGATAAGAAAAAGACATTTGATCACAAACTTCATCCCGGATTTGCATGGGCGTTCACTCGTAAGTGGTTTCGAAAGGTTGGGTTCTTTGAATATGGAATTACAGGAAGTGGAGATACCCTGTCTGCCGCTGCGTGGCTGGGCATCAAGTTCCCTTCAACCTACCTCAAACCTGCACTGGTCCCTGCGTATCAAGAGTTTGACTCGCAACCTAAACCTAAGATTGCCTGCACGTCGGGAGCGGTCTATCATCTCTATCACGGAACCCACGTGAATCGCAAGTATGTCGATCGCCACGCCATTCTCGATGGTATCAAAGATATTCGTAAGATTATTCGCCCGAACTGGGGTGGAGTCTGGGAGTTCAGTGTTCGTGATATGTCGGACAAGCTCCTGAACTACTTCATCGAGCGGGTGGACGACGGGTACTGAAGTCCCCTTGTGGGACGAAGCACTTAAAAATAATGTGTTGTAGAATGTCATATCACGTTGATGGTGAAGCCTCTGTTCACCCTGGCTACTCGTCTCCTCAGCACCAATGGGTCGCTCGTGTGTAATTTGACTCGTATCCGGGGTGGGTTTCTCCCTCACGAAAACCTGGACCAAGCAAAACGTCATCTAGCAGATCTTCAGCGCACACTGCAAGAGATTGAAGAATCTCTCAGTCACGCCGCACCACCTTCAGCTCAAATCCGTAATCTGTCTCCACCATCTTCGCCTCTTGGCGCTTAATAATTTCATTCATCACAACCTCAGCTTGCGCGGGCACCAATTCATCCAAATATCCCTTCAGCTCTTTCTTGGAGAGCGTCCAACCCTTTTTCCACTGGTTTGGACGTTTGACCGCAAAGACCATTCCCGAACTTGACAGATTGATCTTATCGGGGAGGGGCTCTCGCGAAGTTGCATAGAGAGCTGTGAGATCCAGTTCGATTGTGCGACGTTGATCGCGAAGCTCGGAAGCATTCGCATTAACGTCATTGAGTCGGCGAGTAACATCTGCATAAGCGGTGAGAACAGGTTTAAGGGCATCCATTGTGGTTTGATCTTTCCTGGTTTAAAAGTATCCGTTTTATACCAAGGAATGTCCTGGCTTGATACGGAGGAGATTGAGCGTCTCCGCACAGTCTACAACAAGGAACACCCAAAGGAAAAGCCCGTTGCAAAGGGGACGCCCGAAGAAATGTGGACAAATCTTCAACACCGTCTTCATGATGAGTGCAGTACGGGATCTGCCGAATGCATCGTGACCTCACTTATGCAAAAGCCCCGTGCTCCAAAGCAGTGGGCGATCAATCGGTATGAGTGGTTGTCGTCGGACGACATTGACCGCGTTGAACAAAACTATACGGAGCTGTTCCCGAAGTATTTCTTTGTTGGATGCATTCCGATTGACTTTGATTTGAAGTCGGAAACACAACAGTGTATTGTCAGCACCTTATGTAGCATGAAGCTTCCTGAATTGGCGAAGAGGGGCAATGAACAGATTGGAATTGTGTTCAACACAGATCCTCACGATGGTCCCGGTGAACACTGGATTGCCTTGTTCTGCGACGTGCGAGAGGAACTTGAGTATCCTCGAATCACCTATTTTGATTCCTACGCTCACCAACCCGAAGCCGAGATCAAGACACTGATGCGACGCTGGAAGGAACAGTGGGACAAGACCGGGAAGCACAAGCAGGGGATGAAGATGACCTTCAATGCCACGCGTCATCAGTTCAAGGATTCAGAGTGTGGAATGTATTGCTTGTATTTCCACCATTGCTGTCTTATGGAAATCCCAATGGAAGAGCGGATCCCCGATGAGGTAGCGAATGCCTTTCGTGGGTTATTGTTCAAGATGCCAAAATTACCTTCCGAGAAGAAGTAATGGAGACAGCTCTTGCAGTAGCCCTTGTTGGCGTTCTCGGATATACCGTCTGGCGCGAGACAAAGACAGACCAGGAAGAAACAGCTCCGCCCCCTGAACCCAAGCGCCTCTGCGATTACGTGATTCACGGAGGAACGTTCGAAGATGCTTCGGCAGTCGTAGAATCAGGTCGTAGGCTCCTGGAAGTCCACCTGTATGCAGATGAAAATGGCAGTCCCATCGTCTCCAAGGTTCCGCTGAAAGGAGGCTATGATTATGCATACGATAACTGGACGTTCGACTCGGTCTGCGTGGCGTTGATTCAGGCATTCCCTAGCAAGCACCCGTTCGTTCTCTCCATCGTTCCTCACACCTCAAACATTGTGACACTGAACAAGGCTGCAGAGTGTCTTCGCACAACAGTTCATCGCAACCTACTGCCCCCGGAGTATATTGACCCGCAGAGTATTCAGGTGGAGGCTCTTGCAGATAAGCTGATCATCGTTTCAGGCGGAGTGCAGGGCTCTGAGCTTGCCGAGATGGTCAACATGTCCTGGACAGATTCCCACCTCCGTCGCCTCACCTTTGGACAGGCAGTGCACCCTCGTGACTATTCCGAACTCGTCGCGTTTAATCGCAACTCCATCACGTTAGTGGCACCTGACCCGGTATTTGGAAAGGAGGGGATTAATCCACAGGTGGCCACCGCGTATGGATGCCAGTGGATTCTTTTTGGATCGACGCCGGGTCTTGTTGAAAAGCCGGCGGGTCTCCAATAACTTCTTGAGCATTAAACAAAATGGCAAACAAGTGGCTCGCTCACGTTAAGAAGACGATGAAGTCTCACAAGGGAAAGAAGTTCGGTGACATCCTCAAGATGGCGAAGAAGACCTACAAGGGCGGTGCTGAGGGTGCCGTTGAGCCGAAGGCCGACCTCCCTTCCCCCACTCACAACGCGGCCCCGGTCGGTGGACGTCGCCGCACACGCCGTGGACGCAAGAGCCGTCGCGGTGGAATGGGCATGATGGGATACTAAAAAATGGAAATCTCTGAGTGAAAGCAAACCACTCTAAGATGGATCCACCCAAGACACGTCGCGAAACGAAGAAGACTGCTAAGGAGAAGAAGGCAGATGTGTATTCAGCAAAACATGCCCGGTTGCAAGAACAAGCTCAATCCAACTCCAAGAAACCTAAATCAAACAAGTAACCTAGAGTGAGAAACCCGAAAGGTCTTTCGGTGATCGCGGTCCTTCGTGCGACCGCCAGCCGTTTTCCTGCAGGTTTTTCCATGATACGTCTTTTTGGAGCAACCGCTCCTGAAATACGCAAGATGCTGAGCAAAACTCTTAAACGACGGCATAGGAGACCCTACCTTTTTTGACAAAACACTTAACAGACCGTGCATCCACTTCATATACACCCTGCGAGATGCCAACTCAGGTTCATGAGCGGTGATATAGTCAGAATACACCTTTCGAAGCTCGGGATACGGATATACATCGCGCAGTGCGTGCAAAAAGGTCCTCTGTGTAGCCATTTGATCAGGTTCAGGTGATTCTGAGTAGTTTGCAGAGATCGCACCTAAGAAGTCCCCGCCAGGAACCGCTGTGGGCTTCAGGGACATGTAGTGCTTCTTGACAGCATCAAACTCTGGATCAGGACCCGGGTCTAACACGGCTGGGTCATCTTTACACTGAGTTCGCAACTTGTTGTTCACCATATTGTGAATGTCGTATAGCCACCGCCCGGGGTCGCCACGGAGGGGGTGTTTGTGGACAAACTCGGTCGTCGAAGCCCTGCAAAATTTACAAGGCAACACATCCTTCATCTGATTGAGAACATCGTCGGGATGTTTTGAGGTAAACGCAATCAAGTGAAATAATTGCCACGCACTGGGTCCCCAGAACCTAGTATCCATTGTCTTTACGAAATAAAGTATACCCATCATAATAAAAATGCTTGATACACGGGACATCATCATCCTCACTGCGTCGTTCTACCTCGGAGGTGTCGTTGGAGAGTTTTTCAAGTCGCTGTCTGAGGATATCCTCACGCCCCTCCTCGCCCCGGCGGCGGCTGCCGGCAAGGGCGTCGGTTCCTACACGGTCTCCATGGGAGGTGTCACGCTCCGTCTGGGTGAGGTGCTCGTTGCCTTCGTGAACCTGGTCGTGTCGTTCGTGCTGGTCGTCTTCACGATCGGCCTCCTCCGGACCTACGTGTTGTCCCGGATCGGCGCGAAGCGCGCTGAGTAAGTTTGCGTCGTCGCCTACGACCGCCCGGAACACTCACTCGTAATACAGCCTTCTCAATAGGACGCGAATCGGGACTACTACAAAGTTTCGACTGATCAATCTTCTTAATCTCATCCACAACATCCAGCAGTGCACGGTCCTTTGACATATCCTTATAGGGTCCGAATGGATCCCTCTTTGTCACACGACTCCATAACGCGAACTTCCTGATTTGGATCCCGTTACGGTAGTTGGCTTCATTCTTAATGTTAATCTCGTAGTCATCAATCAGAATTGTATCGCATGGCTTAAAAATTCCTTGGTCCCAAATCCAGTTTAGGTTCTTTTGGATTTTCTTTGCAGGATTTGAGTGTGCCTGCGCCTTTTCGTCATCTTCATCGCACCAGACGTGCGTGATAAATCCCTCGCCCATCTTCTCCTCAATGATTTCCTTCACCCAGTTTGCATAATCGCGGTCAGACAGCGTCCACAGATTCACAGTCTTTGCAAGTTTTTTCATCCATGCCATAAAGTCCCACAGCTCAGGACGAAGAACAAATCCCTGATAAAAGTCATATTTCTTCTTCTCTTCGTCAGGGAGGTCCTTCCAAGGGGCATCCTTTACCATGTATTCAAGCAATGTGTTGTCGATGTCTAGAATGATATTTAGCTGCTTGCTCATTAAAAAATAGGGTGAAATTATTAAATGTCTTGGACGGATCCTCGCACTTGGTTTTCGTCTACGCCTGCAACTCCCGAGCCCGTGAGCTCTCTTCCGCCACCCACCCCTGCCTATGGAGCCCGTCGGCGCAAGACCTACCGTGGTCGCAAGGGTTCCAAGCGCTACCAAGCTAAGCGGGCCCGAACTGGAAGGAAGTCCAGCCGTGTTTAGGGTGTGGTCCGTGAGCGGTCTCGATACGTTTCTTAAGTTCCACCGTTGTCCCGTGCGTAAGATTGTTCTCCTGCTTCCACCTCTGAAACTCGCGGTTCATCATTCCAGTAGTGATATAATCGCCAACCTTCACACCCTCCTCTAGCGGATGGATAAACTCCGTTATGAACCGACCCACAACATCCGTCTCACTCTTATACTCGCTCGTGCTCAAGGTCACCTTCTCCGGAACAGGGAGCTTCCTGAATCCATGTCCCTCCTTGAAGATCGTGACCAAGTAATTCATCATACACTCAGCCCACTCCACACTCTCAACCTTCATCTGAATGGTCTTGTCATCTGGCAGTTCATTCGGAGCAGTAGGATTCGGAACGAACTTGTTCGGGAAGTCCACAACCAGCAAACGGCGCCAGGTGCCTCCATCCTGTGTATCCACCTTCGGCTTGTTATTGCACGACACGTGATACTTTGCCTGAATCTCAATATCCACCATCTCCTTGGACCCTGCGAACAGGTCACGTGCGGTGATCTTCTCGCAAGACGACAGCTCCTTCATTAGACCCGTCTTGATATTGGCTCCCTCCTCAGGCTCCTGCATGGTCACGAAGCGCTTACCCTTCATACGGACCAACTCGGGGTTTGCAACACCTGCCTTGCCACGGTCCTGTGTGATCAGTGTGATCGGAGCCTTGCATGCATAGGTTCCCATGCAGGTTGCCATCAGGATCACCAACATGGACTTTCCGTTGGAGCCAGACCCAGTCAAGATGTGGAACTTCTGTGCGGGGTTTCCACCGACCATGCAAGTCGCCAAGTGCGCCATGAAGTAGTGAAGAACCTCGGGATCTGGCAAGATACTGCTGAGGAACTTCCAGAGCTCATTCCAACAGACATACTCGGTGTAGTGACGATCCTTGTGGAAGTCAAGGCCAGTGCTGAAGCTCAGATAGTCCTCAGCCTTACCATCGCGGAACTCCATGTTGAGGGTGTCGAAGATTCCGTTGTTGAAGGCAATCAGATTCTTGTTTGTATCCAGCTTGACAGCAAGCTCCTCGTCCAAGAACAGCAACCTACACTCCTCCATCACGTTCTTCTTGAAGGCAGTGGTCTTCAGCTTCTTCTGAGCATCCACATACTTTGCCTTCTTCTTCTCAATCTTGCACATCTCGCAGGGCTCAGCCGGCTCCTCACCCTTCTTCTTGCTTCCTCCACACGTGCAGGGTTCTGTTACCTCCTTCAGACGTCCCATCGCATTCTCCTTTTCCACAAACTTCTTCCAGACATCGCTGGAGAGCTTTGCAAGGAGACCAACGCCCTTCTTGGTCAGGCGCCACACGTGTCCCACGAATCGATACCACTCGTTCTGACCATAGTCCGAGCACTTGAACTCGTCGCGGAACATTGCAAAGACCACGCGAGCCATATCGTGCTCCGTCATCGTCTTTGTGGCCTCCTCCACCAGCTCCTCGATGTTCTTCATCTCAATCTTGTCGTACTCACCTGGGTTGTCCATGCGAGACCACATGCGGAGACTGCGCTCTGACAGAACCGGACCGTTCGTGCGGAAACTAAAGCTGTCCCACTTGGATTGTGCCAGACGCGGGTCATAATCCTCATACTGGGCGCTGAAGTCATAGAACACTGTCTCCAGAGAGTCTGGATGGATGTTCTTGAGACAGATGCCCGTATTGATCCAGTCCTCGTAGCTTGTGAACCTGAAGGATGCGAGGTTCATTACGTGGTCCCGGTAATAGCCGATCATGTCGTCTGAAAGAGGCAGACGATACGTGTTTCGCTCCGGAGTGGATGCACGGGAACCACGCTTCTCACCCTCCTCACGAGCCGTTGCACGTCCACGCTGAGCACCTGTAGATGCACGGATCTCCTCCTGCTCCTTCTTCTTCTGGAAACGACTATTTGCCTCCTCGGTCATGGGCGTCTCCGAGGAAGGATTCGCTCGGATCGTGAGCTTCTTGAGCAGGTCCGGCGTCACATGCGTCGGGACGTTGTCATCAATGCTCATCTCATTGGTCTCCGGATCCCAGTCCAGAATGTATTTGATCTGATACGGTGTGCCCTCCTTCTTCCTAGATCCAAGCAGGGTCCAGTTGGACGTGTGCGTCAGCGGAGAGGGATCGTAGACCTTCTCCCACTTGTCGGACAGGGGAAGCCCCGGGAAGAACTCAGGCATACGCTTGAGAAGAACCCTACGAATCTCCTCCTCCACAAAATGATTGGTCTTGAGGTCAGGAATCACGACGTGAATACCTGACTTTGAATAGTCGGGCTTGTTCTTTGCCGGATCTGCAGGGTAATAGGTTGGCTCCGGCTTCTCAGAGACATAGATCTCTACACTATCTGGAACAATCAGAAACTTCTTAACCTCGGTCATGAACGCCTTCATGAAATTGACAACCTGATCCTGCGTGTGAAGGTGATCCTCTAGCTTACCCGCATACTTGAAGTCGAGGTCAATGCGCATCGGACCAATTGTCGTGCTCTTCTCAGTCAGATTCAGCTGACCGTGATTGCGGAGGTAGTCACAATATAGACGGTAGAACTCATCCATATCATCTTCTGCAATTCGCCAGGAACCCGAGGTTCCCTCCATGCCGTTGTGGGTGTCCAATCCACTGCCTTTTTCGGACTTGCGAGACTTCTTATCTAAATCGGTGTCCTTCCCCGTGCCATTGAGGAAATCGGAAAGCTTTGACTTAAGCATCCTGTGATAAATAGGGCCGATTACTTTGTGGCAAACTTTCCATTTTGAACGCGGATGGCCCTTATAAAAAATGGAAGTCCTTAAAGACAAGGAGACCTAACCACACAATGAAGTTCTGTACCCAATGCGATAATATGATGTACAGCATCGAAGAGCGAGATGGGTCAGCCTTTCTCAAGTGCCGTCAATGTCCTTACGAGGAGCAGATTACGCGAGACAAGCCTGTGGTCTACGATCACGATCTCCTGCAGGATACCTCAATTCAGTATTCAATTAATCCGTATCTCAAGCACGACCCGACACTGCCTCGGTTCGCGAACATGAAGTGTCCGAACATTACGTGCCCTACAAAGGGTAAGGATTCCAACATTGTAGGCATCAAGTTGGATGCCAAAAATGTTGTGTGGATGTATCAGTGTGCAGTGTGCGATGCTACCTGGAAGCAGTCAGCCAGGGGGCCTTAACCGGTCACCTTCGTATCTACGCGAGCGAGTTGACGCATCGGGGCGTAGACGCCACTGCTCTTGGGAGCGGTCAAAGGAAGACCGCCCACTTGCTGAAACTTAGCAGAACTCAGTGTTCCAGACTGAGAAACAGCTGATAAATTTTTTGGTTGGTTTACATATCCAACTCCTTCAAAGGGGCGAACGCGCTGCATAACACCATTAACAGCCCTTGCCGTTGAATTTTGCGGTGTTAAAATTGCAGCAGCCTGACTCCCAAGTAGCTGGGCGTTCAGGATCGACTGTGTGGGGACGACCTGATCGCTTGTCTGGATCTTATTAGGGATCGCACCGTTGCGATACGACTGCGCCGCCGCCTGGATCTTAATAAAGCTAGTATAGTCGGACGCCGATAGAGTAGGCATTTATGTATTCGCAAGAAACAACGATCCATGCGATGGAACGAGGAGCCGTGCGACGTAAAACGGATAAAAGAACTTCAACGCAAGAGTAAGTATGGATCTCCACCCCGAAGTTAAGCCTGTGTTTCGCAAGGAGGTTGCAGAGATGGTCAAGCAACCGAGAATCACACAACCATTCTTTACAAAGTATGAATACACCGCCCTTATTGCCACGCGCGCTCAACAACTTGCTGAGGGTGCAAAGCCGTTAGTGGATCTTAAGGGACTCAAGACATCCGACCCTATGTTTCTGTGGTCGGTTGCCAAGTTAGAAATTGCGCAGAGGAAGTTGCCGTATATTATTCGTCGTCAGCTCCCTAACAACACCTCGGAGTTTTGGAGCGTGCAGGAGATGGAGATCATGTGGTAAAATGGAATTGCCTTTCGATAAGTATTAGACAGTAAGCAAGATGTCAGCAGTTCAAGATACGATTAAGGTTGCCAAGGATATGACTAAGGGTTTAGAGGATCAGATTAAGGGTATATTCTTTCATCTCAACGAGGCAGAGATGCAGGATCAGAGAAGGATCGCTCGTGAGACCGGACCACTTCGCGATGAGATCAGAAGATTGCAGTATCAGATCGATACATTGAGAGCCGAAAATGACAATCTTCGTGCTACTCATCGAACAGTGAATACTCTCACTACTTTACGGCGATAGCTACTACGAGTGCCAGTAGCATATAAATCAATCCCTCGTTCCATCCGTGTGCGGGACTAAAGAAGGAAAGACCAAACATATCGGCAAATCCTCCACCGGTCGTGTGAAGCAACGCAATGGTCACAATGATAATAAGTAACCACTTTTTGAATGTGCTCATTACTTATTCGCCAGACAACTTCGCAAGGTCCTCAGCTGACGGCGGGAACAGGAGGAGGGGTGGAACTTCCTGGGGAGGATTGAGCATCTGAGGCGGGTCATGCGTCAGAATCTTCATAGCCATGGACAAATCGACTGACTCACTGGGTGTGAAACGAGCATTGACCTTCGCTACGTCAGAATCAATTTTTTGCTGAAGACGATTTGGGGTTACAGTGATGTATGCAAACGCAACAATGACTGCAATCACTAGTGCTGCCAGGAGCCATTTCTTCGGGATCTTCATTGTTCTTCGGGTAGACAAGAAAAACGGAAGCGTGTTCATCAAGATAAGAGGAGACACAATGGATTTCCCTATTCCCGTTCGATGCTACACATGCAATCTCCCTCTCGCAGGTAAGTGGAAGGAGTTTCTTAGACTTGTTGCCAAATATCGCAAGGCTGATGGGCGGGCAGAGAATGATGACTTAGTATACCTTACGAAGACGACTACTGTCACTGCTGAGGGGAGAGCAATGAATGATCTTGGGTTGACGAGAGAGTGTTGCCGGCGCCATCTCTTTACACACCCCGGCGTCTAGTAAACACTCATTGCAATATAACTTGCGAGATAACTCTGTACAGTCAGGAGTGAAACAAGGATAGATTTCAGGAATGCGAATCCTAAGTTTTACCCGCTCCATTTCTTTTTTACCTACAAGATAAGAGTAAATGTCGTCTTACAGTGAATACCTTGGACGTATGAAACAGCGAATGGTCACGATCACGGATACTCGTCCTCATCGCGATGCAGGACACCAGACTGAAATCGTTCGTCGTCTCGCCGCCTCTGGAAATCTGGAAACTCGTGTGGCAAACACGGCCTGTGCTCTTGTTTTGAATGCACCTTCGTCTCGTTCGGCGTCTGGTTTCCTGCATGGTGGCGGTCACACGGTGCAGGATGCCCCGATGTATACAGAATACACTGCAGGACAGGCACTGGCACAAGCCGAACAGACAATCAATGCAAAGGCCTCGCAGATCACGAACACGATGCCGTGTCTTTCATCATCTCAGCTTCCGGAACTCAACGATAAACTTGCAGCCGATGCTGAGCTGTCGAAGATTCAAGCTGCTCGTCAGACCTATGGCAATGGATATTATAGCAACTGTTGCCAGACGTGCAAGAAGCCCCTGCTTGCTGGAGCTTGTAACTGTCGTCTGACGGTGGCGCAGGCTGCGGCCCTGAAGAGCACAATTAACTGGCCTCATACGGCTGATCGTAACGCTTAAACACCTTTGTAGGAAGGTAAGTATGTTGACAGTCTATACCTACAAGATTCCAAAACCAGCTGGGTGTTTTGACTTGTCAATTCTTCCCCTCGATAAGTGGATGGATACTGTATTGGATATCACTGCACATCAAACAACAGGTGTTCTTTGGTTTGGATACCTGGATGGGTGGATGTTGACACCACATGAAGAAGTTGTCTTGCGAAAAGCAATCCGTCAGTTTAACTGTATTTTAATTACTCAATTCCCATTTTCACTCTCTCAGTCATGGAAAAACGAAATCGATTGGGTCTACACAATCGAACCCAATGGATCAGCCAACACTCACAACAATGGTCGTCTTATACACGATGGGAGTTCGCCTCAATACCGACACTCTAGTTCAGGATCTCCCACTTACGGATTCGGTCATCAAGATCGAAAAGCAGGGTGTTCTGAAGAGGGGATCATCAAAGCGAGATCTCATCAAGCGAAGGGCAAAGACAACTCCACCTAAGCGCACAACCGGATTTGGACATAATTCAATTACAGTCGTCGTGATGTCTGACGGCAATGGCAAATTTCCTCGCAAGGAGATTACCGTCAAAATCTTCCAGAACGGCGTGTTTCACATCACGGGCGTTCTTGATGAGTCCTATGACCGAGATGTGACTACGCGATTGCGCACACACATCCTAGAGCATTGTCCTGGAGCTGTGATTTCTGGAGAATGGACTGATATTCGTCGTGTGGTGTTGATGAACTACAAGACGAAACTAGTGGATACGAAGAACCTGTCTCGTGATGCGTTGTATGCGTCCCTGCGTGGAAAGGGCGTTACAACAGTCTATGAGCCGGCAGTCTACCCTGCTGTGAAGATCTACTTTCCAGAGACCAAGTGGATTGCAAAGGTCTTCCGCACAGGTCAAATTATCTTGACAGGAATGACCACTCACGACGAATGTGCGTCATTAATGACAAAGTTAAAGCCATTGGTTGGAGTATAGGTATGCCCCAAACAACTCGTGAATTGACTGAAGCCGAAGTATCCGCCGGTGTGCGTGGAATCAATGATGAAGATCTTACTGCCACACAGCTCCAGGCACATGTTCGTAATATGGATGGCTCTAAGGAAAAGTGGGCTCACCTCAAGGATAATAAGGTCCTATACGAACTGAAGCTTCAAGAGGACAACAAGATCCTTTATTTCAATTATCCCTCCCTTTTTCAGATGCACGCAGAGGATCGTCTTGATTCTACCTTTTTTGAGATGCTTGCACTGAAGCGGAAGATCGAGAAAGGTGAGATCACTCCGGAGCAAGCTACTCAGATTATCGGAACTAAGCTGTCTCAACGGTTTGTTCCTGATCTAGCGCCGGCGCAACCGCAGGCATCGACGATGTCGTATCAAGACTACTATAGGCAGACTCGCTAGAGTTCCAGACCTCGTGTGCATCGGTGCTCTTGTAGACCAAAAAGAAGTACTTATAGAGCTGATCCCATGTGCAGTCTGACATCGCATAGCACTTCATCCGACTTAGCTTCAATCCATCCAGGATCCCACAAAGATCCTCCTTGGACATACTATTTTCCAAAACTAAGAAGTCATTTTCGGGGTTTTCATAAAGGGTGCGAACACTCTCTATGCATTCCATCAGACACTTGTAGCCAAGAATACAGTACTGCTTTTTGTAGTTAAGATTGATGAGTGCATTACAGTATTTATTCGTGAAGTTCTCACGCTTCCACATCGGCAGTAACCACCAATTCTCAGTGGGCTCTTCAAATCCACCCTTTGCCCGCATGACTTCATCTATCTTAAACTCTTTATAGGCCTGCGGAACAATGTGATGGGGAGTTAGGCGATTGATCTCTGAATTCCGGATCAATGAAAAGTTGTTCCAGCCATCGTTCATATACTGAATATATGCAAGCTTGTGCAAACGAGCCATCTTGGTCTTCACGGCCGTTCGAAGCAAGAGTTCAAGATCATCGCAGATCGGGAGGAATTCCGAGTAGTTTCCCATTTCGTTAAGAGTTGAACGACGCCACATACGAGGATGATTAGGAACACCCACAATATGTGACAATGTATAGTTGTTGATATTGGGTGTCGAGATCACATTCACCCACGTTCCATTGTATTTCTGACAGTAGTATCCTGCGTATCCAAGACCAAAGTGATCGCCATACGAGTGTGTATTGCCATTCTCATAGAGATGAGCTGTGTCCATATACACAAATCCAACGTCAGGATCTTCATCAAAGATCTTAGTGGCATCTGCAAGGCAGTCAACTAGAATCTCATCGTCGTGATCCAGTTCAAGAACATACTTGCCCCTGCACATCGAAGCAGCCTCGTTCTTCACATTTCCAATGTTTCCACTATTCTCTGACCTGCGGTAGAGGCGAATGCGAGGATCCTTCTTTGCAAGTGTCCGTAGGAACTCAAAATGCTTATCATCCGGAGAATCATCCACAACGATCCATTCCCAGTCTTTGAGTGACTGTGCTTTAAGGCTATTATACGGGCGATAGAACTTGTCATATGAATTGTAACAGGTGGTGAATATCGAAAAAATAGGACGTGTCAGTTGCTGAGGGATCAAACAGTTGTGAATGTAGCAATAGTTGACACCGCGATTGAATGCATTGATGTCCTTAATGTTATCATAAAAGTGAAGCCACCGCATGCGCATGCGATTCACCAAGTGTCCCATTCGTCCATAGTACTCTGTTTCTGACTTTCCATAGGTCACGATGAGGTGATAATTTACATCAAAAAGTTTGAGAACATCCTCCGGATTAGAGGTTGGATTAATGGTGCAGTTAAGTTTCTCTTCATTCGCTGCGAGGAATGTGTCGATTGCAGCATATTCTTCGTCTCGGAAGAAGAGGATGTTTGGATATTTCATTATTCTATTCCATTTCTTTACTGCGTAAGTTCTGTCCGCAGTTCCATAAGCATCTTGCCCAACACATTCTTGCCCGGCCACTTGGATGGATCGTTTGCCTTGGATGTATCAGCAGATGTTCCGATACCCCAATACTTGTCGCGAGCAGAGGCCTCGCCGATCGGTCGCTTTCCAGTCTCCAAGAGCTTTGTCTTAAGATCCGGATGCTGAATAAACTTAGCCTTGACAGCCATGCGCATAATACCGTCCTTGGTCTTATCCCACTCCTCCTTGACAAAGTCCTTGACCTTCTTGCCAAGCGCCTTCACAGCCTTGGGTGAGGGAGTCTTCAGAATCTTGTCAGCACTGGCTCCATCGCCAAACTGCTTAGCCTTCGCCCACTGAAAGTAGTGCTCCACCGTCGGGAAGGTGATGGAGTCAATCTGAAAGGGAGCCTCGTGCATATTGGAGAGCACGCGCCACTCACCCTTACCCTCGTCAGCTCCAAAGAACAGGACCGGCTCGGCACCTGGCTCAGCCACCTTCTTGATGATCTTCTTCTTGGGCAAGGCCTTTGCTTCAGACGGCTTCTCCTGCTCGGAGCGCTCGTCCTTGACCTCGGGCTCAGGCGGGGCAACTGGAAGCGTAACCTCCTGCTTCTCAGTCTCCTTGGGCTTCTTGGGCTCCTTGGACTTCTCAAATACAAAGCTCCTGTGAAGGAAGCTGAATGCCTGGTGCTCCTGAGTGAGCGTGACGCTGTTCTGATCGGAATAGTGATCAGCGAACATAGTGCTTCCAATCAGATTGTATCCAGCTTCCTTGAGAACAGCCGTCATCTTCTCAAAGGGCACCAGATACTCCCTCTGCGGTTGCTCAAAGCTCTCCAGTTTGACCGAGATTGCCTGGCCGAACTCCTCTGTCCATCCCGTTCCATCGTCATACTCCTTGACAAACTCGCCAAAGATCTGACGACCCGCACGGAACATGTGACTCTTCTTGCCCATCATCAGGGCGTAGACTGCTGCACCATCCAAGCATGTGCCGAAGAACATGCCCTTTCCGTGGTTCTCCAGGTTGGACACGAAGACCTTGAACGTCTCCTCGGACTCGCATGCATAGTGAATCGCCATCTGGCAGGAGATCACGTCAAACTCCGTGTGCCCTGCGAACTTGGAGAGATAGGGTGTAGGAGCCGGCTCAGTTCCTGTGACGATATTTGCATACTTGTTATCACCTTCAAAGAGGGGCTTGGTCATATCGCCATTAATGAAGAGCACTGGAGGCAAGTACTCATTGGGATGATTCATCTTCTCCTTCAGGTAGCGGACACACGCTCCTTGACGAGGTGAGAGCAGACAGGCTGACGATGAATCAATACCCACGACCAGCGATGGCTTGGTCCTCTTCCACTTCAGTAGGTCGCCTGCACGTCCCACTGCAAGCTCAAGCAAGGAATCGCCTGACTTGATTGCAGAGCGATACAAACTGTCCTTGATCCGGTTGTGGAATCCATAAACATCCTTGAGAATCCTGTCGCGTGCATCCAGATTGTCGCGGTAATAGAGGTCGTCCTCAAAGGTTGAGTCTGGCGGACTTGTAACCACATCGCGGATCATCTCCTCCGTGATCGGCACGTGGATATTCGTCCAGATCGAGTCGGCAACCGAGATGTCATTGCCAAACTGCGGGCGACCCAGAACACGATACTGATGCGTCTTATCGTAGCGGGTCCGCATGATGTTCCAGCGACCCTTGTCCGTGTCGTAGGAGCACTCAATGATCGTATTGTCCTCCACGCGATTTCCTTCCTGGTCAACTGGAACACCCTTGTCATTCAAAGGGAGTGAGACGATATGCGCCTCAGGAGCCTTGGGGACCATGGGTTGAAATGGAGACGGAACACGGTCCTGTCCGCGATGCTCCGGAGGAATCTCAGGGACTGTATACTCACCCGTCATCGTCTCACAGGGATACACGATATCGCCCGGGGTCCGTGAGATATACAGGGTTCCCTTGACCACACGCGTCTCCAGAACAGTATCAAAGCTCTCGCCAGGCTTGAACTTAACCAGGAAGTCAATGCTGTTGTGACTTGCAGGCTTCCACTTGTAGAGGTTCAGCCATGTGCGTCCCTTGCGCTCCTTCTCCGGAGCCACCGGTGAGGACTTCGGTGTAAAGATAAGACCGTCCGTTGGATACTCAAAGGCTGTATCCAGGATCTTACGAATTGCCTCTTGCATCGCAGGGCCATCACCTGCAAGGAACATCTTGGTCACCACGCGCAAGGGCTTACTGGACGGAAGAGATGTGAACTCCGTTGAGATTTGAGTGACAAAGTCACGAGCACATCCAAGACGAGACGGTCCATCGGCCATCAGGGGCAAACGGCGAACGTCCTTATTGCGGAACCAGTAGACATCAAAGATGCAGAACATGTTGCGATCGGCAAGATACTCACCATCAATGATATTGCCAATATGAATGTCATTTGTAGCCGTCAGCCCGGTCCAGGTGACCACAGAACTCGGCGTGATGCGAAGGACTCGCTTGTCTCGCATGACGACCAAGAAACAGCGCTCGCCGTCAGCCTTGTTTGTGACCGTGTAGCCAGTCAGAATGTTATTTGAGCGATCAGCCTGAAGGTGGCGACGCTCCAGAGTCACAGGGTTAATGAAGGGCGTCCGTGTCATCTCAAACTCCATCGCATATCGCTTGGAATCAGCATTGGACAGAAGGAACTGCGACCCCTGAAAGGCTGACAGAACCGGAGCCACGTGCTTGAGCATGGACTCGACGATCACATCGGCTGACTTGGTGCGGTCGAGGACTTCCAGCTCCAGCTCATAGCTGGGTGTCTGCTTGAGGATCTCGGCAAAGGTCTTGGTCTGTTTGGTCTTGGACTTGCTCTGCGAGAAGTCATATCGCACAACACCGTCCAGACTTGTCCAGGACTTGCGGTGCAGGATACGGACATGAGAGGCTGCGTCCATGGGGGCTCCTGAGAAGTCCTTGCGAAGGTGCTCCTCGTGACGGAGGGTAAATCGGACTGAAGCATCAGGAAGGTCAATCATATCGGACTTACCCGAGATAGCCGTGACGACCTCAAAGTAGCGACGCTTGCGCTCAACTTCGAGGGGAACGCCTCGGAAACTTCCGGTTGTGCAAACCTTGTGAATGTTCTCGGCTCCAACGACGACTACACGAAGTCCGTCAGAATACGAGAATGTAGCCCGATGCTCCTCCACTGGAGCACCTCGGGAATACAGCTGAATTGTAGAGACGATGCGATCCGCAACGTCCTTGGTGTGAATTTGGTTCGGAAGAATTTTGCACTCGAGTTCTGCGTGGGTGTCCTTCTTAACGAGCGAAGCAAACTCCTTGAGGTTGTTTCGTGCGGTAGAAGGGAGAAGGGACTCCATTTGCCTTATCTTTAGTCGTGAAGGATTTACATCCATTTTAACTCCTACGTTCGTAGGTCTTTCGTTCGAGTGCATCAGCCTCCATCATCTTGTGTTGGTCAAGGTAAAAAGCAATCATCTTTTCGATCTCGAGTATGCACTCATCGGGAAGAACATCTGAGGAGACGAGAACGCCTGTCTGTGTTTTTGTGAACGATTCTGTATACTTTTTGATAATTCCAAAGACCTGAGCATGTTCATTTGCATCAAGGAGCTCCAGCCGTTCCTTCACTTTTTCCTTCCGGCTTCGGTTCATTTGTAGATGGAGCAACAGTACGAACCATCTTCTTCCTCCGCGCCTCGGTAGATGTCTTTGTCTTTTCTAAGGCAACGGTCACCGTGCGCTTCTCCGAATCACCCGTGCCAACGGGTGCTGCAATGACTTGTTGTGCCTCAGGTTCAGCCTCCTCTTTCTGTACCGCCGGGCGAATGACCTCCAACAGCTTTCCGAGAACGACAATGGTCTCATCCCCTTGCTGAAATCGGCTTCCGACCACCTCAAACTCGATCGTCTGTCCCACGTCAACCTCATCAAAGTCAGAGTTTCCGATATGAAGGTCGCGAGGCAATAGGATCTTGATTGGATCTGTCTCGGCGTGCAGACCAATCTTGCTTTTAAGAGTCACGGGTGCCCTGAACTTCTGTCCAGAGTGAGGAAGGCATAAATCGGCTTGGAAACGGACACTATAGTCCAGACCACCCTTGAGGATGTTTGTGCGACCAAAGGAATGCTCAGTAATCGTGATACTGCGAGGCTGGACATATCCCTCAGGAAGGCAGATGCCCTCATACTTGTGACGCAATTGGGCTACAAGGCTTGCATGAATATTACGTTGGAGGAATCGGGCATCAATGTGAACAGAACGACTGAGTTCGCGACGTTCATAGAGTGCGTCCATTATGCCTTCTTGGTTCTAGAGTGGATACTTTTCGTTTTACAGCAACGAACTAACAATATGTGGAAATTTTTGAACGGGAACTGATACTTGAAGATGTCTATTTCTGCGTTCAATGCGTTGTTCAACTGTAAAAAAATGTTGGTGTCCAATTCCTTTTTCATAATCTGATAAAGGAACTCTTGATTCAATCTGAAGACCTCGTTTGAGAATCTGAGTATTCCATGGATATTCTCCAAACCACAAAACTACAGGCAAAATCCACCCAGTAACCGGAAGTGTGCGCTCATGTCGACCTAATGAATAATGTCCATGATCACATGAGTGAATCATTCGAAACTGCCTTTCTCCTGTTTCGATATATTCAATCCCATCAAAGAGCTCTCGAAGAGTAGTTGGATCCTGTTTATCCTTTGTTGAAAGTGCAATATGTGAGGTCAATGGATAGTATCCATTTGGTTCTTCTGTAAGATACGTCCGAATGGGTTCCGGACTCACGAGAAACTCGGTCGTATTTAGACCAAGTTTATATCCGTCAATTTCCATTTCAGCATGCATGAAGAGCACATCGTTTTCAAATGCATCAAACTTTTCATACGGAGCCTTTCGGATTTCCCATGTAGGACACATCTCTCGGACGATGTCCATCGATCGATCCGTGCACCCCCAGTCAAATACAATTCCATGGTCAAAGATCGTTCGGTGATGTTCAAGCCAGAAAGGTAGTAGATATTCTTCATTGTATACATTTGTGAGAACTGTAAGTTTTACCATTGTTTAGTCTTTCATGAACTTCTTAAGTGTCTTCTTAACGTCATCTGTGTCAAGAATCTTGATTTCTTCAGGTGTATACCAGGCGCAGTTATGCTGTTCACGAGCAAGAAGCTCTGCATAGGCACAAAAAGGTGCTCCCTTCAGGGCTCCCGGAACACCTACCTTATTGACATCTAAGAACTTGGAGATTCCCTTCATACGGTTCACTGGATTCTTACCTGTTCCGCATACAACCGGCTTATTGCTGTTTCGGATGGGCGTTTCATCTTCATCTTCGATCGTAGGAGTCAATGTCAGGATTCCATTTGGAGAGACAGAAGCAACAATCTTTGCCTTATCGGCAACAAATCGGTCAATCAGTGCCTTCTTCCATTCCTTGTATTTGGTGAGGTCTTCTCCAACAAGGTCCAGCTCTTCACCGGTGACCACAATGTCTGTATCGGGGATTCGGAGACGATCGGCAAACGGCAGTTCAGGGTTCGTAGCTAAGTATGCCTTCTTTTCAGCTGGCGTGAACTCGTGATCAAAGATGAAGCCATTCCTGACCGCTTCTGAAAAGCGGGTCCCAGAATCGCCAGGAAACTTGTAGGCATTACGCTTGACGTCCAAGATATCGGCTTGAAGAGCAGGTGCTTCTTCGGTTGGAGGCGGGGCATCTGGGAGCGGAATTTCAACTGGTTTGCTCGGTTTAGTTGTCCTCTCAATCACCGTGCTGTTGGGAACATCAATCGGAGCCAAGGCATACAAATCACCCTTTGACTCGAGCAGACTAGGACGCCCAAAGGAATCCACAAATCGGAAGGAACTTGCAATCGCCTGTTGCAAGGTGTAGATGACCACATCCCGACTAAAGGGTCTCAGGACGGAGAACAACTGTTCACGATCCCAGATGGATTTATCAATAAAGAGCTTTCCAAGTTTGGTCAAGATCTCATCACGCGAATCCAAATAGCTTGAAAGGGGGCGCACGTGATCCGGATCAGCTACACTTTCCGTTACTTTACACTGTTCAATGTCGGGTGCCTCATCAAATGTGGGAGCCAACATTCCCTTCAGACGGTAGCCAACCTCTTCACGACCCTCGTCGCGGATCTGAGGGACAACCAACTCTCGCCAATCAGCTGGCAAGGAAACCTGCATCGGGCAATCCATTGCTGACTCAGCCAATACCTTGCGGACCTTTGCAATGCGCATGCCCTTTGCCTCCACCTTTGTGCGATAGGTGTATTCATCAAATGCTTCACGCTTCTCCTCGGCTCGGATGATGTGGAGATAGACTGTGCAGTTCTGCTCCTTAGGAATCAAGTCTTGGTGACTGCACGTGCGTAAGGCACGACCGACAACCTGCTCAATACGGCTCATGTTCCACCAAGGATCCAGGATATGGACCTGACGAATGAAGCGGAAATCAATACCCTCTGCAGCCAACGGACTTGTGACTACAACCTTGATGTTCTTGCCTGTTACGTTTGCACGGTTCTTGACGGCTGACAACATGGTAGAGATCTCAGCATCCGAAGCATTGGAGGAGAGCATGATATATTTTCCTTTCGAAGGGCCTTCGTAGCTAGAGTCGATAAGAAGTGGGTCACCCTTATACGGTGTATATCCGTGCTCCTCAAGTGCTAGGACAAATGGCAAGGCTCCACGTTCTACATAATTTGAATACACTAAACAGACACCTCCCGAACTCTCAATGGAGTTCAAGACCGTGACAAACTTCGCCGCATACTCGGGCAGTTTCTCAGGGGTCAAGAATGGCTCTCCAATATACGAATACTGATTCTTGGTCTGCTTAAAGGTCTCCTTGAATCGCTTATCGTCCGGAAAGACAGAAATGGTTGGAATGATCATTGCCTGACGCTTGCTATCATCATCTTCACGCTTGGAGGTGGTCAGAATCTTCTTTTGATATCCCTTTGCCTCGGAGGCTACAAGCGACAGATACTTAATGCGATCCTTATCAGGAATGTCAGGACCGTTGAATCCCTTTGTCATCTCCGTATTTGAAGAGATCACAGGCGGGGGAAGACGGAACGGAAAGGTGAAAGGACTCTCACCCTTCACATACGAAACGTAGTCCTGGCACCACTGGCGAAACTTGATCTCCGATTCGCCACCCTTAAGCTCAGCTTCGTTCGTAAAGAACTCAGATGCTTTCAGGGTTGTCTTAAAAGGCTGTTTACGCTCATTCCATAAGAAGAGGTTCATGTAATACATGATTTCATCAAAGCTGTCAAACATGGGAGTGGCGGTCAGGAGCACCAACACAAGACCGTCGGCTACCTTCACCAGTTGTTCCAGTCCCGAAGCAATCTGTGTCTCCTCCGAACGGATGTTGTGAGCCTCATCAATGATCAGTAGGCGGTTGTCAAAGTTCTCATGGACCCATGCGGTATCAATGTCCTTCTCGGTTCCCGTCAGCTTTTCAAGAAGTCTGTTTCCGAAGGATGTGTAGGCCGAGAACTCATAGAACTCCTTGATGATGCGGTCAGCTGTGTTTTCCAGGCGACTCATCACTTCAGGATTTGCCCAGTTCTTTGGCTCAGACTCAATGCGAAGGAGCATGTCCAAATACCGACGACCCGTGCATTGCTTAGAACTCAAAGTGTCGCTCGCCTTATCCAGATTTACACGGGACATGTCAAAGATCTGCGTTCGGAAGTTTTCTTGCACAGCGCGCGATGCCACGACCATCACCTTCTTGTCCTGGAACTCGGGGCGGATAATGTATTCCTCAGCCACTTGAATTGCAGAGCAGGTCTTGCCTACGCCTGTTCCGTGAACCATCAACAGGTTCCGAGTCGGAGAATCGGGAGACAGGACCCTGCGTAAAAACTTCTGCTGAGGCTGAAGGGAAAACGAAGCCGTGCAAGATTGATTGCGAATTGTGTTCAAGGCATCTAGACTTGCCGGTGGAAGTGATTTTGTGGTGATCTCTGCCAACTCTGCGTGAGTCAAGTTGACCATTACTTTGTTTCCTTATTATTTACTAAAGATGCCTTCCTCACCTCCTGGACCTCCTTCGCCCGATGCCAACACTGGACCCGCCAACAAGCCCGAATCTGACAATACCGATACTGCAAAGGCTGCCGGTGCAGTTGGTATCGTTGCAGGTGTCTTTGGATTTCTCTTCATGGTGATTTGGCATTATGGCGCTGCCAGCTTGTCCTATGCGAAGTACGGGTCGATCGGTTGGGCGATCCTGGACTTCTTTTTTGCAACATTCTACTATCCGTACTACGCGCTGGTTCTGAACACACCTACTCCGACTATGATGGGTGGTCGTCGTAAGCTGAAGCTCTGGTAGTTTGTTTCGGAGAAGTAAGTAATGGCAGACGTGACTGCTAAAAAGGCAATGGATGGTCTAGCCACAACGCTGGCCATATCAGATGCATGGCATGACTTTAACAAATATTCATGTGATCCAACCGTTGTAGTAACCGGAATCGATATATTTAATCGAAGTGTTATTGAACCATACCCAGAAGGTGGTTCCAGACCAAATGAAGATGCAGTATTGGGATCTGTTTCAGATACATCAATCCGAACTACAATTGATGCTACCCCTGAGACGTTAAGTCAGTTCACTACACGTAGCAATGTGAAATTCATTTCAAAAGTTGTTTCGTTGGATGCAGCAGATGGTAGTCCTGTTTCTGGTTCCGATATTGCAATGTCTGCAAATCTCCCACCTTCCTTTGGTGTTATTGTAGATTTCAATCAACATGGTATTCTTGGACGATTTGTTGCCGGACCGTCGGCTGGCAAGACATGTTATTACTTGTATACATCTGAAACCGAGAACGACCCTGCTGGCAAGACGTCATCAAAAGATGGGGTGTTTACTCCCAAAGAATCTGGAATACGACTTATCTATTGTGAACAGAAAGGTGGTAATCCGATTGTATATACAGGAGCTAGTCATTTTGAACCCGGAAACCACGATTACAAGCTTGATTTTTACTCAAAGTATACTCTTACGCTGTCTCCAATTCAGAAGATTACGACACTGGGTATAGGCAAAAAGACAACTGTCAACCTTACGATATCAAATGATGGAAATACACTCGTTCATCAGATTGCAGATTCAAAGAAGGCAAATTCTATCAAATCAATTGTGTCTGAGTTTATGAAAAAGATTATCAAAGGTCCGTGGAATGATGTTAGCAGATTTGATGTAAATTCTGGTTGGATTCAAAAACGATCAGGAGACTGGTTACAGGTTCTTGCATGTCTTGACGTACATAATCGTGAATTTAATCCACCTATACCCGCAGGTACACCTGTGTTTTTCGTTACACACGATCGCGTGGCTCTTGCATATGCATTATTGATGGGTGTGAACACGATCTTTATCAAACCTGACCATAAAATTGTTGTCTTTACGCGAGCGGACGTTGCACAACAAGATATTAATGAGATTTATGCCAATCAAGTTGCTAGTATTCAGGATGGCCCACGTGTTTATAAGTGGTTGAAAGACTTTCAAACGATGAGAAATGATCGGCTTGCCCACTGGACGCGTCTTTTTGAAAGTAGAACCGAATTACATTTAATTGTTCAGGCGGTATTGCACTATACACATACGTACTTGGAAATTCAAGATGTCTCTGGACTATTATCTGCACTTAGTCGATTCAACAACTTGGGAGAACCTATCATAGAAACTGAAAACTCCAAGGTGATTGCCGCATATGTTTCTGCTGTGAGCATCATGAAGGTTCACGTTGAACCCAAGTTTCGTGATGTATTTGATGGTAATTTTCAGAGAAAGGATGTATTTGATTCGCTTAGAAAGTCACTTCTTCAATACAGCGTGGGTCGCCTTATAAATATGACAACCGGCAGTGTTGATAAATACAGTTTCCTCGGTTACATCAATAAACTCCCTGATGAGGCTATGAAGCGGCGTTTTATTGGAAGGTTAGGTAAGTATGAACGCGAGCCACCAACAGCATTGACACAAGTTCAGAAAGATTTACTTTCAAATGCAATGGTTCTTATTAGCACGCGGGCACTGTTTGAGGGGTCGGCTGGTCTTGATATACCTGCAGTCGTGGAAGCGCATTCATTTAACGATGACCCAAATAATGATGAGCGGAATCACAGCCCCGATCAGGCAGACGTCGTTGAGAGCACGGGTGGCATGCGTAAACCCCGCAGAGGTGGATGGACATCTGCTTTTAATTATACACGGGGTGGCGGTTCCACTGTGATTTTTCCTATCAAACAGACTACTCAGGGATTGGTCGTTGCACACATATTAAAGCCTCATAAAAAGGACGTCGCTGGTATACAGCGCTTTCAAGACGTCACCGTAACTGAGGGTGTTGTTACCGAGGTAGGTGAAAATCCAGAACAATTACAATCTGGAGGAGCTAAACCAGACGAACATCTGTTTCCGATCTATGCAATGTTGGATGCATTTACCCCTAATATTTCTGAGCGGTTGGAAGGATCCATGGATATGGAACATTACAATCGGTATTATGCATTCCTTGAGGCACTGAAACGTAGATCTGAAGCTATTACTGATCCTTCACAGAAAGACTTGATTGCAGCTGCTCTCCGCGAAGTGTTGTTCATGTCTGCACAGAGCGAAGCCGGACGTGCCTCAATTCTATCCTGTGTCGGAGAGAGTGCAGAGAATTATTCAATCACAGCATCTATGACAACCACCTTTTCAAACTACATGTGTGGTGAGATCTCTCCGTATACATCTGAATACGAAAAAGCCATCGATGGACTACTTAAAGATGCAACTGTGATGGATGTTATCGGTGGCGCATGGAAAGATAGTGCTTCATTTCGTAAAGATATGACAGTTTCTGAACTCGACAGCGCAGTTGAAAAATTGAAACTTGAGTTGGTGGCCGTTCTTACACAGGTGGATGTGAATAATCCCGAAATTCCTGTTAAGGATATGGGAGAATCCTTGAAGATGCCTCTTGTTAGAAGCAATAGTGCAGAGGATCCCCTTCCACTAGTTGGGCGTGCTCGTCGTCGCACGCGCCGTCTTACAAATGATTTCTTACAGTCGGTGCGTCACCAGTCCATCAAGATGTCCTCCAAGCGACACTCACTCTCAGGCAAGCCGTTCAAGCGCTGATTGACTTCCTGAAGTGTCGTATCCTCAGGATCCTCATCCTGACCGTCGGGCAGTCGGGTCTCATCCACCAATATGTCCACGAAGCCAGTTCCACAAGGGGGCTTCTGACCGAACATGATGTTTGCAGAGACACCGCGCATCGTATCAAACTCTGCACCCATTGCCGCATTAAACATGTTCTTGCTGGTCTCCTCAAACGAGGACCGAGCCAGAACACCCGTCTCGTTCTTGTTCATGCCGAAGCGGTTGACCGCCACAATACGACCGGAGAAGGTCATGCTGTCCACGAGCACGGACAAGTGGTGGTAGTTCACCTTCTCTGACACGAAGACCTCTGAAAACTCCTCAAAGATTGCCAGACGTGCTGTCTCAATACCAAAGACATCATTGATCTCGTGAATGTCGTTTGAGAACGTGCGGGTCCCGTCGGCTCCCGGGAAGGTCATGAGCTGATACAAGTTGGTTCCGTCCACGTCCAGAACATACTGCTCCTTCTGCGAATAGCCAGCTACCTTCTCATCGTAGATCATCTCGTTCTTCACCTTACGCAAGTGAACACCGCCAACGCCATCCACGCCCGTCAGCACGATGTCCAAGACCTTCTCCTCCAGGAAGCGAAGCTGAGTCGGGTTCTTGATCGTGTTTGCGTCGAAGGTCATGCGCAGAATGATCTTTGTGGCAGTTGCATCTGAATGCATACACTCCAGGATCTTCAGACCAGCATTGCGGACCTTTGCAACGACCTCGGGAAGATCGAGAATATCACGGGCTGCCATCTCCAGATCGTTCAGCTCAAGACGCATGATCCAAGGGGATGCACAGGAAGCCTCATTTGCGATTGAGAACTCTTCGTAGAGCGCCAGGATTGCAGCATCATCTTCCACGGCAGTGTTTGCCGAGTCTGGATCATAGTAGATTCGAACCGACTTGGTGATGTCGCGCAGGGTTGTGCGCTGAATCTCCTTCATCTTGGAAACCGTATTATCCTGGTTTGCAGAGATCTCGGGGAGGAGATAGACTGTGTTGCCCGGCTTCTTTGGATTGGCCGATGCACTCAGCAACTCCTCAATACGCGGAACACCTGAGGTAGCGTTTGCCTTCACTGTGCCTGCCGAGTGGAAGGTGTTCAGTGTCAGCTGTGTCGTGGGCTCACCAATAGATTGGGCTGCCAGGGCTCCGACCATCTCACCTGAATGTGCCTGACTCTTGATGTATCGGTAGCGGATATCGCGCATGAGCTCATCAAAGAGCGCCACACTCAGACGATGCACCACAATGGACTTCTTGGGAGCCAGGTAGTATCGGAGCAGAGCGTGAAACACCTTGCTATACGGAAACTCCTTCATAAACCGACCCAGTCCTGCAACCACTAGCGCAGGCGTCAGATCCGTCTTGGTCGAATACGGGTTCTCATACTTGGTAATCAGACGCTTGAGGTTCACCGGGGCAAGGACCGTATCATTCTTGCGATAGCGGAACACAGACCGGACCAGCATCTCACGATCAGCCGTGATCTCCTCAACCATGTCCGGGCAGTCCTCTACCGAGTCCTTCAGAAACGGGTTGACATCCTCAGGGGTCAGTGCATACTCCTTGTAGATGTTCTCCAAGGTCATCAGAGCAAGATTGCACGTCTGCGACTCAACGGACACTGTATCAGCACCATCCTCACCATACACGAACTGGATAACCGAACCCGTCACATTGCGGACTGTTCCATCATGCTCCACGTGCTGATCCTCCATGGACTTCATCAGACGACGCTGAATGTAGCCTGTATCTGAGGTCTTAACAGCCGTATCAATCAGACCCTCACGACCTGCCTGAGCGTGGTAGAAGAACTCTGCAGGCATCAGACCATCCACGAAGGAGTGCTGAACAAAGCCACGGGACTCCACGCCGTCGTCGTAGCGAGCAAAGTGAGGCAGAGTGCGGTCCTGTAGAGTATACTGAACACGGCGACCCTCAATCAGCTGTTGTCCCAGAAGGGCAACCATCTGGGTGATGTTGTGCTCACCTCCCTTGGATCCTGAGTCAACCATCTGAACGATGCGGTTGTCCTTGGAGAGGGACTCAATCACCTTGGTGTTAATGTTCGCTGCAACGTCCTTCAAGGCTGAAGAGATCTTGTCCTCCAGATCCTCGCCGTCCGAGAGACCTGAAATGTTGATGAACTGACCTGCATGCATGTCCGACAGGATCTTTGCTACACGGTCCCGACCCGTCTTGAGCTGATCAGCTACGAAGTCAAGTGTGGTCTGGTTTGCAATCAGATCCGACGTGCCCACTGAGAACCCTGTGTAGAGGTTATACTGGGTCACGATGGACTGGATGTCATTGATGAGCTGACCGCATCGCTCAGGTCCAAAGTCAGCATAGACAACGTGGAGCAGACCGCCCACGGCACCCTTCTGCAAGATGTCACCTTCGTTCAGTTGTCCATTCTTCAGTGTGATCTTGCCCTTGTGGTTCATCATCGGGAACGCGGTCGAGATCAGCTCAGCGCCGGTCCAAGGGCGGTTCTTGCGAGAGAAGGGAAGCTTGATCCGAGCCAGAATGTTCATCGCAATTGGCTCAGGAACCTTGACGTTCGGCTGACTGATGCGGTAGGCGCCCGTCATCGTGTCCTGGAAGAGCTGGATGATCGGACTGTTAGTTCGGGGACTGATGATATTGCGCAGAACCGAAGCAATGTAGCGGAGCTCTGTAGCCGATGCAATGCTTTGAGGCACGTGCATGTTCATCTCATCACCATCAAAATCAGCATTGTAAGGACGAGTAGCTGAAACGTTCAGACGGAACGTGCTATACGGCAAGACCACGACACGATGCGCCATCATGGAGGCCTTGTGAAGAGACGGCTGACGATTGAAGAGCACAATGTCGCCGTTGATCAGATGACGGTGGACCACGTCGCCCTCCCGAATATCAATCGTATCGGGATTCACATATCGCAAGCTCAGTGTGCGGTCATCTACCTTGAGATAGACCGACTTGGCTCCTGGATGCTTGTCCGGACCATTCTTGATATATCCCATCAGACGATCGCGGTTGTAGGGGCTGACAATCTCAGGGAAAGTCAGATTCACAGCAATCTCCTCTGGAACACCGAGCTCATCCAGCTCAATGTTGGCATCCGGTGTGATAACTGAACGTGCAGAGAAGTCCACACGCTTTCCCATTAGGTTACCACGCACACGTCCTGTCTTGGCTCCAAAGCGGGACTTCAAGGTGCGCAAGGGACGACCCGAACGCTGTGCAGACGGCTCCAGACCCTTGATGTCATTGTCAACGTAGGTAGCCACGTTATACTGGAGAGCAGCCGTATACTTATCCAAGGTCACCGCCGACTCCTGTTTATCGATCTTGTCGCGCAGGCTGTCATTTGACCGAATGATGGTAATGAGCTGGTGCGTCAAGTCATCCTCCATCCGCTGGTTGTCGTCCATAACAACCGATGGGCGGACCGTCAAAGGTGGAACTGCAAGAACTGTGCAGATCATCCACTCGGGACGAGCAAACTCCGGGTTCAAACCGATCGCCTTGCAGTCCTCATTCGTGATACGCTGGAAGGCACGCAGGATCATCTCAACCTGAAGGGTGACCGGTTCAGGCTGGTTCTCGGTGTCGCCACTATAAATGTGACCCTCCAACGTTGCAGCCTTTCCAAGAACCTTGGCTACCTTCTTGAAGGCAGGCGTCTGGCAATGATTGCAAACGAACAACTCCTTTGGCTTCGGAGTTGGGCGCAAATCACGAACCTCCTTGAAGCGAGCAAGTCCAGATGACTTCAGCGCCTCGAGATCGTCGGTGGCTGCAAGGGGCTTTGAGCAGTTGAGGCAGATCACATTTGCGAGCTTCTCAATCATATCAAAGAACTGATAGAGATACACCGGTCGAGCAAGACGGATGTGTCCAAAGTGACCTGGACAGAACTGATTGGTCTGCTTGCACGTAGGGCAAACCTTACCGTTCTCAATAACACCGAATCGCGCATCAAACACGCCATTCGGGATGGGCTGATTACCCTGGTAGGTCTTATCTGTTGTCACTTCAACAACTGAACGCTTAAGAAGATCATCTGGGTTTGCGATTCCAAATTGAACACCAACAATTGTATCGCCCATGTTTACTACCTCTTATCCTTCCGTTTAGATTATTCCGTTTTGTTGTCCAACGGAAACGGCAGTTGAGAAGATGCGACCTACAACTGGAATCAGCATATGATGAATCCTGGCAAGCCATTCAAGCCCTAACAAGAAGACACCCATACTGCTTCCCACGATCACAAATACAGTCGCGAGTTCAGGTGTAGGTTCCAGGTGAAATGCCTCTAGAATCGGTGTCACAAAACTTTCATGATCTCCAATTAATTTTTGTTCTACCTTTGAAACGACACACCCATTGCAGGCTAGGTGTTGCAACCAAACCAATACACATGCAAACAGGATAAGCGTTTGTAGCCAAAATGCAGGATACAGAGTGTGAGATATAACAATCAAGATGATCAATGTATTGCTGAGAAAGTTATGGATGTATCGCAGAATCTTACCCTTTCGAATCGGATCCTCTTCCCAAAACATGACTTTATGAACACACCACTCTGTCCATTCGGTTGCAAATGTCTCCATTCTTAACCACGGAGAGAAAAGCAGAGGTCCCAGAACTCATCATTGTCCAGTGCCCGTTTCACGGCACCGGGGTCGTATGTCGCATTCAATTTTTCAACAAACTGTTCATACTCTTCGCCACGGTGTTCCTTGAATAAGGTTCCTTGGCGGAAACGTGTGGTCCGAATGACCCCCAAGATATCTCGGGCAAGACATTCTGTTGTGTATGCAGGGATTTCAAACTCTCGTTCAGAATCCTTCATGTTCCGGACAATGGATGCCCAGTGTTCAATGGTTAGGTAGTGATCCATGCTTAATAATACGAGTAATAAAATGTGACACCTGCAACACACGGTAAATACACCTGAAAGTTTGCATTAATCATCCAAATTCCCCCGCTTTGACTTATGAATAGGTCCTGATTGTACATATACGCACCTTCACCTGAGTTACTTGCAATATACCCTGTAATCCACACGGGACTCGACGTGGAGACCCCTGTTGTAACCGTGAACAAGTGGGTTGAACTCCCCGATCCCGAGCTCGTAAATGTATTTGCATTTACGATTCCAGACAGAACACCGTGATCAATGGGTCCAGTAGCTCCAGTGGGACCTGTGTTTCCAGGGGCTCCTCCAGTTATTCCATCGGGTCCTCGAAGACCGCGTATGCCCCGAGGTCCAGTTGGTGCTATTCCGGTATGTCCTGTACGACCCGTGAACCCCCTGGGACCAGTAGGACCACCGTTTCCAGGAAATCCATTCACACCGGTTGTTCCTGTGGCACCGCGTGGTCCTGTCATACCAGATGCTCCTGTTCCTGCTGCAATTCCTCGTAGCCCGGTCCATCCAGTTGGACCCGTCGATCCCGTGTCTCCAGTTGCACCATACGTTGTAGTTTCACCTGTACATCCTCTCGCACCCGTTAGACCTGCTCTACCAGTTGGACCCACTGGACCGGTGGGACCTTGCAGTCCAGCTGCTCCCGTTTCACCTGTAGGTGATGGACCAAAGGGTCCGGCAGGTCCAACTGCGCCATTTGTTGCCAATGCGCCTACAGGTCCAACTGAACCTGTTGTTCCGCTGATTCCGGTAGCACCCATGCTTCCTTGAGGACCCGTAGGACCAGGACTGGCTCCGGGAATATACCGAACTGGAGGTGTGCAATCAGTCGTAGACCGTGGAGAGAACGATGTATACATTATTCTTAGACAGGAGTGTAATAAAATACCGTAAACGACGTTGCGGGCAGTGTTGTAAGTGCTACGACATTCATCACCGTATACCAAGTTCCCGATACGTTTGAAGGATATATAGACTGAACACCAACAGCCTCCATAGATTCGGTTCCGTTCTGGTTACTGTATCCCTGAATGAAAAGGACTGGACGAGAAGCCACGGTAACGGATGTCGTATTACTTGCAGAATATGCGCTGGGCGTAGTTCCCGACACTGCAGAAAAGGATACCACGTTGCTTCCTAATGTCCATGTAATTCCACCCGTGTGACCAGTCGGACCCACCCTTCCAATTGAACCAACTGGACCTACAGCCCCTGCAGATCCCTGAGTTCCAGTTGGTCCTGTGGCTCCAGTCTGCCCAGTGAAACCTGTAAATCCCGTGAGTCCAGTTGGTCCTGTAACACCTGTTGGACCCGTTGGACCCGTAAATCCTCTAGGACCTTGAGTTCCGGTTACACCTGTAACACCCGTAGCTCCCGTAAACGATACGCTTCCAGGCGGACCCGTTGGACCCGTTGGACCAGTAACTGTGCTTGTTGGACCTGTAGGTCCTGTATTTGTAGCCGTTCCAGAAATACCTGTTGTGCCCGTTGCACCCGTTGGACCGGTAGATCCTCGCACACTGCTTGCATATCCCCCTGGACCTGTGGGTCCTGCAGGACCCTGTGGTCCAGTAGAACCCTCTGGACCCGCTGGACCCTGTGAGCCGGGATTTGTAGCACTTCCGGGAGTCCCCTGTGGACCCTGAAATCCTTGAGGACCCACTGAACCCTGTGTGCCTGGAAACCCCTGAGGACCTTGAGGACCTGCACACACGTTGGGAGCACACGTTGTCACTCCGACGCCAGGTGTATAGCGCGATAGAAAGCTACTCATCTTGTTATGTATGCTGGGTAAAATTAGAGACAACTCAAACTTAGTTTACGTGGGAGCACTGTTTGAACAATACGTTTCAAATACAGTCAAAACAACTACGTTTGACGCATCAAAGTAGAATATTTTAAACTTTTGAATCTCCCATTGATCTCTAGTAGGTGTAGGTTGAGTATCATTTGAAAAACAATATCTACTGACACCAGCGCTGTTTACATTCATCCCGATGCAGATCGTAGCAGTAGCACCTTGACTATAAAGAATTGTTAAGTCATAGGCTGAATTAGAATCTGTTGGAAAGTTAGACATATTAAGATAGTAGGTACTGTCGCTTACATTGGAAATATATCCATTCGATCCAAGACTCCAATCAAAAGTAGCATCGTTTGAACTTACAGTAAGAGTTTGCATATCTGGAAGTCCTCCTCCACCACCTCCTCCACCTCCTTGGGGTCCGGTGTGTCCAGTAGGACCTTCTCCTTGAGGTCCTATAGCTCCTTGGGGACCTCCACCTCCTTGATCTCCCTGGAAGCCCTGAGTTCCTTGAGTTCCTTGGGGTCCCTGAGTGCCTTGGGTTCCCTGTCCCTGGGTTCCCTGAGTTCCCTGAGTTCCCTGGGTTCCCTGGGTTCCCTGGGTTCCCTGGGTTCCTTGAGTTCCCTGGGTTCCTTGGGTTCCCTGGGTTCCTTGAGCTCCATTCGCGCCTACGTTACCTTGAGTGCCTTGAGTTCCTTGAGTTCCTTGGGCTCCATTCGCGCCTACGTTACCTTGAGTTCCCTGAGTGCCTTGGGTGCCTTGGGCTCCTTGGGCTCCATTCGCGCCTGCGTTACCTTGAGTTCCCTGGGTTCCTTGGGTTCCCTGGGTTCCTTGAGCTCCATTCGCGCCTACGTTACCTTGAGTGCCTTGAGTTCCTTGAGTTCCTTGGGCTCCATTCGCGCCTACGTTACCTTGAGTTC